GATCAGCGCATTCTGGTCGTGACCCATGTCCGCGAACTTATCGCCCAGAACCATGCGGAGATGCTGGGGCTTTGGCCCGAAGCGCCTGCCGGAATTTACTCGGCAGGGCTTGGCCGCCGCGATGCTGATGCGCGTATCCTGTTCGCCGGCATTCAGTCTGTCCACCGCCGGCCTGCGGAAATCGGCCACTGCGATCTCGTCCTAATCGACGAGGCCCATCTTATTCCGGGCAAGCAGAGCACGATGTACCGCCGCTTCCTGAACCAGATGCAGCGCATCAACCCAACGCTCAAGGTGATCGGGCTGACGGCCACGCCCTTTCGCTTGGATTCCGGGATGCTCCACGAAGGAGACAACGCCCTGTTCAGCGACATTGCTTACGAGGTGTCGGTCCGGGATCTCATTGAGGATGGCTATCTCAGCCCATTGGTATCGAAACAGCCTGGCACCAAGTTCGATGTGACCGGTGTTGGCACACGCGGCGGCGAATTCATTGCCCGCGACCTCGAAAAGGCGGTCGACAAAGACGCAATCACCCGCGCTGCTGTCGATGAGATCATCGCCTACGGCAAAGGCCGGAACTCGTGGCTCGCTTTCTGTTCGGGTGTCAGCCACGCGACCCACGTTGCCGAAGAGTTCCGCCGCCGCGGGATCAGTTGCGCCACCATTTTCGGCGAGACCCCCAAGGACGAGCGCGACCGCATCATCGCTGAGTTCAAGGCCGGCAAGATCCGTGCGCTCGCCTCAATGGGGGTGCTGACCACCGGGTTCAACGCGCCGGCCGTCGATCTCATCGCCATGCTGCGCCCGACAAAGTCCGCCGGGCTCTATGTCCAGATGGCTGGACGCGGCACACGGCTGTCGAAAGACAAAGACAACTGCCTCATTCTCGATTTTGCCGGCAACGTGAAGCGCCACGGCCCCATTGATCTGGTCAAACCCAAACGGCCGGGTTCGGGCGATGGTGATGCGCCGGTCAAGGTCTGTCCCGAGTGTGACAGCATCGTTGCTGCCGCTGCTCTGGAGTGCCCTGACTGCGGCTTCATCTTCCCCGCCCGCAAGGTCAAGGTTGCGCCCACGGCGTCTACACTGGCCGTCCTCTCGCCGGCAAAGCCACGGCGCCCCGAATGGTTGCAGGTCCAAAATGTGACCTACCAGCGCCATGACAAGCCGGGCGGCCGTCCGTCTCTCAAAGTGACCTACCAGTGCGGCCTGGCCTGGCACTCAGAGTGGATCTGCCTGGAGCACACGGGCTTTGCCCGCAGCAAAGCTGAAAGCTGGTGGCGTGAGCGTGCGCCGGGAATTCACATTCCGACCTCGGTTAACGCCGCGCTTCAGCTGACCAGCCGTCTGCGCCGCCCCAGCCACATCGCCGTGCGCCCGTCGGGCAACTACACCGAAATCACCAACGCCAGGTTCGACACATGCCATACGCCAACCTCGGGCTCTGCTCGGTCTGCCACCGTGAGCCCAGTGGCTTCGGCTGGTTTGTCCCACACTACCGCGTCTCTGACCCGCGCCGGGACGAAAGCCGCAAATATCTTTGCAGCCGGGCCTGCCAGGACATCTGTCACCGGAGGCTGGGCATGATCGATCCCAGCCGCAATGAACGTGCCGCCATGGTGAAAGGCGGACAAGCCGGTGGGCGCTATCTCGAGCAGATCGGCAAAACCGACCTTGTGACCTTCAGCGATTCAGAGTGGGCAGGCTTCGTCGAACTTCTGGTCACGGGTTACTGCGACCATCTGCGCGAACTTGCCGCTGACATAGCGGAGTGCCCATTTTGATGACAACGTCCTTTATGGCGCAGCTCGGCTCGCGCCTTATCGCCAACGGTTATACAATCCTGCCCATCGCGCCCGGCACCAAAAAGCCGGGCCGGTTCCAGCGCAGTGCCTGGGTCGACTATCCCGAATGGAACCGCCACGCTGCGCGGCCAACCACAGACGTCGAAGTCGCAACCTGGTCAGGCTGGCCCGATTGCGGCATCGGTATTGTCGCGGGCGCTGTGGCGGCGATCGACATCGATATCCTTACCGATCCTGATCTTGCGCTGAAGGTCGAGCAACTGGCCCGGCACCGGCTCGGCGACACACCTGCGCTGCGGATCGGCCGCGCGCCCAAGCGGGTGCTGGTTTATAGGACCGCTGTGCCGTTTCGGGGGATCCGGCGCGCGCCGATCGAGGTTTTGTGTCTTGGGCAACAGTTTGTGGCCTATGCCAACCACCCTGACACTGGAAAACCCTATACCTGGCCAGAGGAAAGTCTGGCCGAGCTCGATCTGGAAAGTCTGCCGGTCATTGATGCCGACATGGCAGCCGCCTTTGTCGAAGAGGCTTTGGCGCTGATCCCGCCTGAGCTTCGGCCAGCTAGTCTGGCAGCGCCCTCGTGCGCCGGTTCGGCAGCGCCGGGCCACGCCCAGACCGGCACCCTTGAGGCCATCTGTTCCGCACTGAGCCACATCCCCAACAACGACCTCGACTATGATAGCTGGGTGCGGATCGGCATGGCCATCAAGGGCAGCCTTGGTGAGGCCGGCAAGGAGGTCTTCGCCGATTGGTCGGATCAGGCATCAAAGAATGAGGTCGCGGCTACTGAAAAGGCGTGGAGCAGCTTTCGCCCGGACCGGATCGGTGCAGGCACGGTCTACCACCTCGCCATGGAACGCGGCTGGAAACCCGATCCCGGCATGGTGCTCGACGGCAGCCAGCCGACCGATGAATGCCATCCTGCTTCCGGCCTGCTGGCCCAGCTCGATGTGACGGCTAATGCGGAAACGGAGACTGCGCCTGCCAGCTTCAAGCTGACTATACCGGGCGGGCTTGTCGGGGATCTGACCCAATACATGATTTCAACAGCCCGCCGGCCACAGCCCCTGCTATCGCTGGGGGCCAGCCTGTGCGCGATCGGGGCATTGATGGGCCGCCTCTACCGCACTGAGAGCAACCTGCGCTCCAATCTGTATGTGGTGGGCATCGCCGACAGCGGATCGGGCAAGAACCATTCGCGCGAGATCATCAATGAAGTGCTGTTCGAGGCCGGGTTGTCGAACCACCTGGGCGGCAACAAGATCGCGTCCGGCGCGGGGCTTTTGACCGCCCTGCATCGCCAGCCCGCGATCCTGTTCCAGATCGATGAATTCGGGATGTTCCTCTCGGCCGCCGCAGATCGCAAACGCAGCCCGCGCCACATCACAGAGATCCTGGACAACATGACCGAGCTCTACACCTCGGCCGGCGGGATATTCCTTGGTGCGGAATATGCCAACCGCGATGGCACGAACGAGCGGCGCGATATAGTCCAGCCCTGCCTGAGCGTCTACGGCACGACGACCCCCATGCACTTCTGGGGTGCGCTGCAGGGTGCCAACGTGGTGGATGGCTCGCTCGCCCGCTTCTTGATCCTGCCCAGTGACGAAGACTACCCCGATGAGAACGTCGCCGTCGGGCTTCGCACGCCGCCAGCCGACCTGATCGCCGGATTGCAATTGCTGGCCTGCGGTGGCGGGCAGCAGCGCGGCAATCTGGTGGGCACCACCTCGGGGCCGCAGACCGCTCTGGTGCTGACCACGGTGCCAATGACCGATGAGGCGCGTGACCGGTTCAAGGCGTTGAGCGAGGAGCTTACAGGCGAACTGCGCGCTGCCTCGGGCACGGCGTTCACTGCCATCTTGGCACGCATCGGGGAAATCGCCACGAAGCTCGCCATGATCGTTGCAGTTGGTCGTGATCCGGCTGCCCCAAGCATTGCGATCGACGACGCTGACTGGGCCATCGCCTTTGTGCGGCATTACGCCCAGCGCGCGATGGAAGCTGTCGATCGCCATGTTGCCGATACCGAAACCGAGGCACACCTCAAACGGCTGCGCGAAGTCATCCGGGCCGCAGGCGCCAAGGGGATCACCAAGTCTGAGCTAACCCGTGGGACCCAGTGGCTGAAATCCCGGGACCGCGACGATATCATCCAGACGCTGATCGAGAGCGCCGACATTACCACTGGCATGCGTGGTTCGGCGACGCGGCAGGCTATGGTCTATCGGTTGGCCCGCTGGTCCGGTGGATGGCGAGACGCGAGCGGACGCAAAGTTGAATTGCGGGAGGCCGGGAAACCATGAACCACACCATGTCCGCCAGGTCCTTCAAAGGCGCCCAATCCCTCAAATGCAACTTTGCGCCATGCAAGTGCAGGATTAAAAGCTGTAAATTGAGAAACAGGAGATCATTCAATCTTTCAAGGAGAGCCCTATATATACCTCGCGTACGCGCGCGTTTTTATAAGAAGAGAGGTATCCCCTTATAATAATAATAATAATTGAATGATTATATATTACCCATACCCCTCAATGGCTTGGCGGCTCTAAAGTTTCAATCGGCCCGCTTGAAGCCCCAGAAAGATCTCGGACAGCGCCCCCTGTCCAGATGACGACCTGACCAGACCCATCTTCGGGTTCGGGCGAGCTCCCAGCCTTCATCGGCCCAGAGCCTCGCCCCGACCGCCCAAAGCGAAGAGGAGGTCGTCATGACCCTGTCAGAATTGCAGCCCGTTACCTGCGCCAATACGCCCAAAGCCCAGCTTAGCGGGACCATCACCCGCGGCGCCATGCTCGCCCTTGATCTGGGCACCAGCGCCGGCTGGGCACTACAGGCCGGTGACGATTTCATCACCAGTGGCACCGTGTCGCTGAAACACACCCGCTATGACGGAGGCGGGATGCGGTATCTCCGCTTCCGGCGCTGGCTGGAGCAGCTCGATCTCGATGCCGGTCCGATCGAGGCGGTCTACTTCGAGGAAGTGCGCAGGCATGTCGGCACCGATGCATCACACGTCTATGGCGGCCTGCTCGCCGTCCTGACCGCCTGGTGCGAGGAACACCTGGTCGCCTACCAAGGCGTGCCGGTCGGCACGATCAAGCGGTTCATCACCGGCAAGGGCAATGCCGACAAGGCCGCTGTGATTGCCGCGGTGCAGGCCAAGGGCTTTGCCCCCGCCGACGACAACGAGGCCGATGCGATCGCCATCCTGCTCTGGGCCATCGAGACCCGCGGAGGTGTGCGGTGAGCGCCGCCGGTTTTCTGAAGCGCGTGGCGCAAGTGCTGGAAGATCGCGGTGCTGCCTACGGCGATCCTAAGACCCAGATGGCGGCGATTGCCCAGCGTTGGTCGATCACCCTCGGCACGCCTGTGACCGCCCAGCAGGTCGCGCTGTGCATGATCGACCTGAAGCTGGCGCGGCTTGCCCACGACCCCAATTATGCCGACGGTCCGATCGATGTGATCGGCTATGCGGCGCTTATCCCGGAGATCGTCCGTGGCTCGCGGTCGTAAACGTAAGGCGGGCCGCCGCCACCCCTCCGGCAAACTGGTCCAGCCCGGGAAGGCTGAAACCCAGCGCGAGGCAACAGCAACCGTGCTTGAGGCTCGTCAGCGTCATTACGGGGTGACCGCCAGGCAGGCGAAGGACGACCGGTTGGGTACGGCACTGGGCCGGCTGGCATTTGCAGGAACGGTCACAGCAGAGCAGTTCGCTGCCGGAGAGCTGTACGGTGAGATTATGGCGCGCAACCGGGCCGTCATGGGGCTGCCGACCGATCAGCCGCGATCGGTGACTGCCCTGCTCATCAACGAAGGCATCTTCGGTGGCAGTGCGCCTGACCATGACCCGGCTCTGGTCGCGAAGGTACGCAGGCAGGCCGCCAGTGCCATCCTGATGCTGCGGACGGCAGACCACGACGCTCCGGGTAGGACCGGACGCAGGCCCAGTGCTCTGGTCCATGCCGTGGTTTGCTACGACGCCGAAGCATCGAGCTGGCCGGCTGCGGACATCACCAACCTTTGTCATGGTCTCGATGCCTTGTGCCGTCTGTTCCGGGTCCGCAGCGACAGTTCGTGATCAGTTTCACTCGCCTACCAAGTGACGTAACAAACTGAATTTATTGAAGTATTGCGAGATTTTGTGTTGACGGAACTTGCCACATGGTCTAGACCTTCCGAAATGCAGAGTTAAGAACTGCGCCCGGGGCCTAACGGCTTCCGGGCGTTTCTCGTTGCAGGCGTTGCGCGATGGCTGAACGACTTCGGGGACGCCAGGCAGTTGAGCAGCGCCTGCATCGTTTAAAGGCAGAGCCCCTCTGCCGAGATTGTGCCTCCGTCGGGATTGTCCGCGAGGCGACCGTACCTGACCACATAGTGCCGCTAGCCCATGGCGGATCGGACGAGGACAGCAACATCCGCTGCCTGTGCGCCGAGTGCCATGCCAAGCGGACTGCCGAACAATTCGGCCAGCGCAGGACGGTTGCCGTGGGCCCCGACGGGTGGCCGATCGAGCGACCAAGCCGGGGGGGCGGTTCGTTCTCAGTCGCTCTCGGTAGGGAAACCGCGCATGGTCCAAAAAACGCGCAACCGCGAGTTAGCGACCGGGGGTCAAAATACAAAAAGTCCAACGAATACAGTCTTTGCGACTGGAT